GACGCCACCAACCCGGCCGACGCGCTGATCGATCTGGTCTATGCGCTGGATGCCGGCTACCGCGCCAATGCGACCTTCGTGATGAACTCCAAGACCGCCGGCGCGGTGCGCAAGATGAAGGACGGCGACGGGCGCTTCCTGTGGTCCGACAGCCTGGCGGCCGGCGAGCCAGCGCGGCTGATGGGCTATCCGGTGCTGGTGGCCGAGGACATGCCCGACATCGGGCCCGGCGCCCATGCCATCGCCTTCGGCGACTTCCGCGCGGGCTACACCATCGCCGAGCGCCCGGACCTTCGTGTCCTGCGCGATCCGTTCAGCGCCAAGCCGAACGTGCTGTTCTACGCCACCAAGCGGGTGGGCGGCGACGTGACCGACTTCCGCGCGATCAAGCTGCTGCGCTTCGCGGTGTCCTGACGACGGCGGCGCGGCATCCCCGGGCGGGGCCGGTCGCGGCCCCGCCCCCGTCCGAGATCCGGAGAGCCCACATGGACCTGACCGTCCTCGTCCCGCCCGATCCGGCGGCCCTGCCGGTGGCGGCCTTCCGCGCCCAGCTCCGGCTCGGCACCGGGTTCGCCGACAGCGCCAGCCAGGATGCGGAACTGGCCGGGTTCCTCGCCGCCGCGGCGGCGGTGATCGAGGCCCGCACCGGCAAGGCGCTGCTGATCCGTCGCCTCCGGCTTACGCTCACGGCCTGGCGCTGGCTCGATGCCCAGGCCTTGCCGGTGGCCCCGGTCGCAGCCGTGATCGGCGTGGCCCTGCGCGACCGTGCCGGCGCGGAAACCCCGGTCGATCCCGCGCTCTGGCGGCTGCGCGCCGACCGGCACCGCCCGCAACTGGTCGCAACCGGCGCGATGCTGCCCCCGGTGCCGCCGGGCGGGCAGGCCGAGATCACCTTCGAGGCGGGCTTCGGCCCGAGTTGGAGCGCGGTTCCGCCTGAGCTTGCGCAGGCGGTGCTTCTGCTGGCGGCCGAGCATTACCATTCCCGCAGCGGCCTGCGGCCCGACCTGCCGGCCGCGGTGGCCGAGCTCATCGCGCCCTGGGCGCCGGTCCGACTGACGGCGGGGGGGCACCGCGGATGACCCGCTATGCGCTCAACCGCCCGATGGTGCTGGAACAGGCCGTCGCCATGCCCGACGGTGCCGGCGGGCAGAGCCTCGCCTGGACCGCGCTCGGAACGCTGTGGGTCGAGTTGCGCCCCGGTGCGGGCGGTCTGCGGCTGGGGCCGATCGCGCCCGAAGGGCGGATGGCGCTGCGGGCCTATTGCCGGGCCGCCCCGCCGGAAAGTCCGCAGCGCCCGCGCGCCGGCCAGCGGCTGCGCGAGGGCGGGCGGCTGTTCACGATCCAGGCGGTGGCCGAGGCCGATGCCGCGGGGGCCTTCCTGGTGTGCCTGCTCAGCGAGGAGGTTCCGGCATGAGCTATGCCCATGCTCCGGCGCTGCAGGCCGCGGTCTACGGCCTTCTTGCCACCGATCCGGCGTTGGCCGTGCTGATCGACGGGGTGCACGACGCCCCGCCGCCCGGCACGCCGCAGGGAACCTATGTGGTGCTGGGCGAGGACGAGGCGCTGGATCGCGGCGACATCACCGGTCCGGGCGCCGAGCACCGCCTGACCGTGGCGGTGGTGTCGGATGCGGCGGGGTTCCTGACTGCCAAGCAGGCGGCCGCCCGCATCTCGGACCTGATGGTTGCCGCCGCCCCGGTCCTGGACGGCGCGCGGGTGGTGGCGATCTGGTTCCAGGACGCCCGCGCCCGCCGGCTGGCGGGGGGCACGATCCGACGGATCGACCTGCGCTTCCGAATTCGCATCGAAACCCTGGCCGCCTGAGCGCGGCCGCGACCCGAGGAGTTCCGCCATGGCCGTGCAGCGCGGCAGGGATCTGCTGATCAAGATGGACATGTCCGGTGACGGGCAGTTCGAGACCATCGCGGGGTTGCGCGCCACCCGGCTGAGCTTCAATGCCGAGACGGTCGACGTGACCAGCCTCGACAGCCCGGGCGGCTGGCGCGAGCTTCTGGCCGGGGCCGGGGTGAAGGCCGCGAGCCTGTCGGGCTCGGGGGTGTTCCGCGACGCGGCCACCGACGAACGGGCGCGCGCGGCCTTCTTTGCCGGCGAGATCCCGGACTTCCAGGTGGTGATCCCGCACTTCGGTACCATCGAGGGCCCGTTCCAGATCACGGCGCTCGAATTCGCCGGGTCCTACAACGGCGAGGCCACCTACGAGCTGTCGATGGCCTCGGCCGGGCGGCTGATCTTCACCGCCTTCACCGCCACCGCCCCCGACCCGCTCGACACGCTGGGCGACGGCTCGGACGAGCCCCCGCCGATCGGGGACGAGGGACCTGGCGAGGGCGACGATGCCCCGCCGCCGGGCGAGGGCTGAGCCATGGCCAATCCCTGGGCAGGCGAAGTGGCGCTGGTGATCGACGGCGAGCGCCGGGTGCTGAAGCTGACTCTCGGCGCGCTGGCCGAGCTCGAAAGCGCGCTGGGTGCGGACAGTCTGGTGGCGCTGGTGGAACGGTTCGAGGGCGGGCGGTTCCGCACTGCCGATGTGCTGAAGCTGCTGCTGGCCGGCCTGCACGGGGGCGGTCAGCGGATGACGGCCGAGGCGCTGATGGCCGCCGACATCGCCGGCGGTCCGGCGGCGGCGGCCCGGGCGGCGGCCGAACTCCTGGCGCGCGCCTTCGCGCTGCCGCCCGAACGATGAGCCGGGGGCTCGACTGGCCCGGGCTCATGCGCGCGGGTCTGCACGGGCTGGGGCTGAGGCCCGACCAGTTCTGGGCGCTGACCCCGGTCGAACTGATGCTGATGCTGGGGCGCGAAGCCCCGGCGGGCGGGTTCACCCGCGCCCGGCTCGACAGCCTGATGGCGCGCTATCCCGACCGCCCGAACCGGAGCGAGACCGATGACCGACTTCGACGACCTGAGCGCCCAGCTCGCCGCGCTGGAGGCGCGACTGCAGCAGACCTCGGCCGAGACCGCAGCCTTCGAGGCTGACCTCGAGCGGCTGGGCCGGACGCTGGGCTGGACGGGGCGCGAGCTCGACGGCCTGGCGCGCGGCTTCGGCGCGGGTCTCAGGCGGGCCTTCGACGGGGTCATCTTCGACGGCCAGCGGCTGTCGGAGGCGCTGCGCGGGCTCGCCCGGGCGCTGGCCGACACGCTCTATGCCGCGGCGCTGCGGCCGGTGCAGGGGGCGCTGGGCAGTGCGCTGGCCTCGGTGGTGAGCAGCCTGTTCCAGTCGGTGCTGCCCTTCGCGCACGGGGGCAGCTTCGCACAGGGTCGGGTGATGCCCTTCGCGCAAGGGGGCATTGTCTCGGCTCCTGTCACCTTTCCGATGCGTGGCGGGATGGGGCTGATGGGCGAGGCGGGCCCCGAAGCGATCCTGCCGCTTGCCAGGGGGGCCGATGGCCGGCTGGGCGTGCGCGCGGAGTCGCGCGGCAAACCCCCGATTCAAATCACCTTTCACATCCAGACGCCGGATGTCGCCGGGTTCCAGCGCAGCCAGAGCCAGATCGCCGCGCAGATCCACCGGCTGCTGGCCGCCGGGCAGAGGAACATCTGACCATGGCTTTTCACGATGTCCGCTTTCCCACCGACCTGAGCTTCGGATCGCTGGGCGGTCCCGAGCGCCGCACCGAGATCGTGACGCTCGCCAACGGCCACGAGGCGCGCAACACGCCCTGGGCGCAGGCGCGCCGGCGCTATGACGCGGGGCTTGGGCTGCGCGGGCTGGACGATCTGGAGCGGCTGATCGCCTTCTTCGAGGCGCGGCAGGGCATGCTGTACGGCTTCCGCTGGAAGGACTGGATCGACTTCCGCTCGGCCCCCGCCGCGGCCGAGATCCGGCCGATCGACCAGCCGCTCGGTCTGGGCGACGGCCGCACCCGGCAGTTCCAACTGGCCAAGACCTATCGCTCAGGCTCGTTCTCGACCCGGCGCGTGATCACGAAGCCGGTGGCCGGCAGCGTGAGGGTGGCCGTCGGCGGCCTCGAACAGCCCGAAGGCCAGGCCTGGACACTCGATGCCACAACCGGCGTGATCACATTCGTCACGGCCCCGGGGGCCGGGGCCGAGGTGACGGCCGGGTTCGAGTTCGATGTCCCGGTCCGATTCGACACCGACCTCATCCAGGTGTCGGTGGCCAGTTTCCGCGCCGGCGAAGTGCCGCGGGTGCCGGTGGTCGAGGTGCGCGAATGACCGACACCACCACCACCCTCGCCCGGGCCTGGCGGCTGGAGCGCAGCGATGGCCTGATCCTGGGTTTCACCGACCACGACCGCGATCTCGAGTTTGCCGGCACCACCTTCCGCGCCGGCGCCGGGATGACCGCGCGCGCGCTGGCGCAGGCGACGGGGCTTGCGGTGGACAATACCGAGGCCGTAGGCGCCCTGTCGGACGCGGGGTTGACC